CCATGTTTGGATCTACATAGTAATCAAGTCCGAGAACGTTCCCGCGAACGCTGGTAGGAATTGCAGACCCGGCGTTATTCATGGGATTTCCAGCATTGTAAATTGGGCGGCCTGTTGTATCGGTTGCGCCAAGAAGCGTTGTCCAAATAGAAGTGCCTGATACGAATGACTTAGCTGTGCGCTTTGTCGCGTTGTATGCAGCTGGTGATTCTGTTGATACAAATGAAATCAAACCAGCTGAGTCTGCCGCTGTTGCTGTTGCCTGTGTACCGCCAGCTGTAATTTGTGCAATTACATATTGATCAGTTGCTTGAGCGTAGCCGTCGCGTAAATTTGCAAGCATGATTTCATAAAAGCTGGGATCCGATCTGTCCATGAGCTCAACGCTGTAGCGCTGAAATCCCATTTTCTTGATTACAGTTGCGTTCACATAGCTTGAAGTAATCGCGGTTGTACCTGTTGGATCTCCGCCCTCTGCCACTGTAGCGGCAGTTGCATTTGCAGTGATTTTTGGAATTGAAACTGTCATTCCGTATGTGCTCAATGGACGTGTTCCGCCGCAAGCCTCAATTACTGGACGATCAGAGTTTGTGTTTTGTGCAACGTCGCGCACGTAAGACACTGGTGAGAATGCCGGATTTGTTGTGAATGAATCATCTGCGGCTTTGATGTATTGGCGTGAATCCTCGTTGCCTAATCCTGCGCGGATTGTGTGCTCAAGGTATGAGCCGCCTGTTGTAATTGGTGAACGTGGTGATGAGAAGTAGAGAGGACGAGAAGCCTCGACCTTTTCGACTTTGGAAGCCTCAACCGTTTCGGCTGCGACTTCTGGAACGGCTGTAGGTGTTTCCACTTGGCTTTCTCCTTCGGTTGGTTTTTCATCTGCTTCCACTTTGGATTCAGAATCTTGGTTCTCACTAGCTGCAATTTCAACCTTCGCACTTGCTATGGCTGGATCTGTAACCAATGAAACTTCTTTGAGCGCACTAGCGCTAACTACTAAAACGCCGTCAACGTTTTTGTATTTCTGTGCAATAACGCCCACACTAAAACCGTCGCGCAATCCTGTAGAAGCCTCTACTAGCGCGTCAGATCCAGCGGTTGTGTTACCAATAGAAAACGTTGCGTAGATTCCTTCGTCGTCCTCTTGGTAGTTTTTAAGAAATCCGATTGGACTCTCCCGGCGGTGCTCAAGTAATAATTTTGTAGTAGCGCCCAAACTGATTGAGCCTTTTTTGAACATGGTTGATCCAGAGCTAGTCACGCCTTCTTCATTCCATGTGACAATGCGACCGGATAACTCGCGCTTTGGAAAATCTGCGGCTTCGACTTTGATTGAAAAGTCAACCGAGATTGGTTTTTGTATGCTGTATGTCATCTGATCATTTCTTCCTCTAGTCGGATTTCATCTGAAGTCAAAGCGCCAATGTCATAAAGGATCTTGTACACGTCTGCGCGTTCTTTTGCAGATCCGCGCAAATAATCGTCTAAATCAAATTTAACCTCTTGGCTTGCTGGCACAAAGTCATTTGGCATGCCAGTCATTGACAATCGTTCCTCGATCGCCGTCATAATTGGACGCAACGAGAAATCAAGCAAAGATTGACGCGCCAAAGTTGCGTTGCTGTAAGTCATGCTTGATCCTGACTCAGCGTCAACGTAATAGGCCGGAATGCCCGTTACTCTGGCAAGTTCCGTTGAAACGTAGGAACGGGCTTGGTTAAGCTGTAACTTTTCAGGATCAAAACCAAGTGTTTGCAATTCAACGTCAGCATTTAAAAACGCTGTTGAACGATTGCGACGCGCCTGACCCCAAGACTCAAGCAATTTTGCAATGCGATCAGCTGGCAATGCTGTGCCGTTAGATTTCAAAACCATTGTTGGCACTGGTTCGCGCGCGTACATTGTCGCTGCGCGTTCCAATTCTGCACCAGCTTTAATTGTTCGCCCGGCACGATTTAAAATGCCCTCGTCAACGCCATAAAAAACTGCCACGCTTCCCGGGCCTTCATAAGGTGCTGGAATTGAGTCAACGCAGTAATACTCAATCTCTGTGCCATTTGCATTTGTTTTAATCGTCACGCGTGTTGGATCTATGCGTTCAGCACTTCGTATGCGATATGTGTCTGCATAAATTTCTAAAATCCGCATGTAACCGTAACCGTAAAGCAATAAATCCTCTGCAAGCCATGCGTACGTCGCAAAGCCCGGCACGCGTGGATCTGGTTGGTTAATTACTTTTGGCGGTGATTCAACACGCGCTCCGTCTGCTCTGGTGCGCACTTTAAGCGGAATGCTGGCAACGCTTGATGAAATAATGTTGCGAGCTCTTGCGCAAGTTGGCACTGACATAAATTCAACGCGTGAAGCTGTAATGCCAGCGACGCCGAAGATATTGTAAAGCGAGCTAGTGACATTTACCGGAGCTAGTGAAGCTTCGATGTCAGAGGTCGCCGCTGGCGCTTGTGTTGTGACTGTGCGCGAAAATAGACCCATGCGGCAAAGTGTAAAGGTGGCCTATACACCTAGGCTGAGAAAATGTCGATCTCCATTTCAGGGCGTGTCGCAAAATGAACCGCAAGAGCTGAGGCGACAGCTGCGCAGACTGCAACGCTTGAGGCGCGCCGTCCGATAATCCAGCCACCGTCGCCCATTGGTAATCTGACGGCCGATAGTATCTGCTTGGATAATTCTGCCTGTTTTCCATGCATAAGCCGTTTTGAGGTAATCGCTCCCAGCAATTCGTCGCAGCTTTGCCCATATAAAGCGCCGTCAATGTCGATTACTGGAATGCCAGCTGGTTGTAACCTCGCAGCTACGGCAGAGCTTGTTCTTTTGCTAAAAGCTACATATTCAACGGGATATTTGCGAGCATAAGGCGCAATGTCATTTGCTATGGCTTTATCGTCAAGGGAGATCGGGTTGTGCCAAGTGTGCAGCAATTTGATAATAAAAGTGTCGTCAGGATTTTTCTGAGCTCCGACCAATGCCCCGTCGCGCCTGTCCGGCGAAAGATCAAGTCCAAACCAAGTCACCTTTTCGACGTCAAGCTCTACCTCAGCCCCGCCGCACTCGTTCCATTCTTTTGCCGGGATCGCGCCGCTTATTGTGTTGACCCAGCGACAAAGTACCTCAGTCTGAACAACGTCAGGCGGGTCATTTAAGACCGCGCGGATATTGTCCTCATGGATTGTGTGTCCAAGTGCCGGATTACTTGCGACCCAGTTTTTTTCGTCAGTAATCTTGTCCGAATAGGCCGACCATTCAAAATAAGCAATGTCATCATCTGATCCCGCGGCACTAGCTTGGCCTCGATCGCGCAGCTGGTTAAGAATCAAGCTGTGCTGATCGCCAGCATTTGAAAATGTCCAAAGCTGCGGATTTTTTGCGGCCATCATTGTGTACCTCATGGCTGACCAAGCCTCTGTGTCCTTAAGCTGTCGCGTTTCGTCCATGTACACCGTCTCAGGCTTTGCAAAACCTCGAGCAGCTGCATTTGCCGCTTTGACCACGTAGCGAGCGCCAGACTTAAGTTGGATTTCTTCTGAGCCATGAGCCCAACGGATTTTTTGAACTTGCTTTGCCAGAGCAGGATTGCTTTCAATTAGGCTGACAATGTGGCGAAATGTCTCAAGTGAGGTTGTCAACACGTGAGCGCTGCCAAGCTGTAGCGGCTCATTCCATAAAAACATTCTGGCAAGGATCGACATTTCCATGATTGTGCTTTTGCCATTTTGCCGGGCTGCCACAATTACCACCACAGGAGACTTCCACCTAGAATCAGGCTTTATTTTCATGGCGTGTTCAAACACAAATTTTTGCCAAGGCATGAGTTTTACGCCTATGGATTCGGCAAATGCGATCACTTCATGGCCTCTGGACGGCAAATCGTTAAGCGCAGAATGGATTCTAGGGCGATCTGAGCCAATAAGGCGCTTAGATTCCAGACCAATTCCCTGTTCATCTCTGCTCGCCTCTGGTACGACCTTCAGCGGCCTTGTTTGACCCTGTGCAGC